ATTTATAAATTTATTCATTTTTCTCCACATTTTTTGTTTTACGCTTCTTGATTATCATCTCATTAACAGCATTCATGTCATGTTTTATATATCCAGTATTCACTTCAGTACTCTCTTCAGTCTTAATTTTAGTCTCTTCAAAATCGAAAGGTAGTAAGTCGTCACTTCCATTACTTTCAACATCAGGAGCATCATCAATTATTTTAGGATTTTCAATATTATTTTCTTCAATATTATTTTCTTCAATTATTTTAGGATTTTCAATATTATTTTCTTCAATATTATTTTCTTCAATTATTTTAGGGGTTTCAATATTATTTTCTTCAATATCACTAGCTACAGGTTCAGGTTCATTCTTAACCAAACCATACATACCAGCTAATGATGAATCGTTGTTTTCTACAGGTACTGCAATTTTCTCTTCAATAGGTTTTTCAATAGGTTTTTCAATAGGTTTTTCAATAGGTTTTTCAATATTTTTCTCTTTTTTCATTCTACACATCACATCGCCCAATAAGGAATTATCCTCCACAATTTGAGCATCTTCAATATTACTTACTTTAGCATGTAAGCTACCCGCTTTTTCATTAAATTCATTAAAATCTTCATCTCTATATTTTTTATGTTCGGAATAGAGTCCGTTATTTTTATACTTACTATCTTCGATTCTAATTTCCATAGTATCGTTATTATAGATAGCATCTTTAAATGTTTGTCCGTCTTGAGCAAATCTAGCTTTAATAATTCTAAAATTAGCTAAATGAGCTTCTTTCTGATCTGGTGTTTTAGCTACACTCATAAAGAAGTGAGCTTTCTGTACTCTTTTAATATTACCACCACTTTGGTGTGCTTCAACTAATTCTGCATCGAAACCAGAACGATTAGATTGGATTGCCGACCAACATGGTATTTCCAAATCTGTAGCTAATCTCTCAAAACTTTTAACAATAACTAATTCAGCTTCATTTCTATCTTTAGTTTTTTTATGTGATTCTAAACAATCCAAATAATCTAATGTTAATAAATCGAATTTTATACCATGTTTTTTCTGATATGAAAGCATCCAATTCTTAACGTCAACCATAGTAGTGTCTTCCTCAGTAAAACGCTTAATGATTAATTTACCTCTACCTTTTTCCTTATAGTCTCTAATTTTTTCATTAACCTTTAATCTTGCTTCATCCAATTTATCATCCATTTCACTTAATGGAATACCTGTCCAAATAGCGTAGTGTTTACGTTTAACCTGATCCTTAGTATCTTCAAAAATAATTTGAGCAACATTATAATCTAATGCATGTGCAGTATTGGCAATTTTAGTTAAAAGAGTTGTTTTACCAACACCTGAAGGAGCTAAAATAATACCTATTTCTGATTTACCTAATCCTCCACCAGTAACTGCATCAATTACTTGGACACCTGTTGGAATAGTTTTCCTAAATTCTTTGGTTAGGGCGCTGTTTACATTTTCAACAACCTCTTCACAATCATCATCATCAATTCCGATTTCAGTTATTCTTCTAAAACTATCTTCAATTTCACCAACAACTTGTTTTTGTTTGATTTCACCTCTTTGTGTTTTATGTAGGATAAATTCACCTAATTTTCTATATTCTTGTTGTTTTATAAAAAGAAGCGTTGCAGCTTGAATAACATCACCATCATGTAATAATTCCTTATTAATGATCATTTGGTTATAGTTGTTGATGTTCTCTAAGACAGCAAATAATGTTTGTTCCTCAATAGGATTATTAGGCGTTTTGAATTGATTAATCGCCTGTTTAATGCTATTGTTCTGTAAATTAGGTACTTTGTCATATTCTTTTCGATATTCTAAACAAATAATGAATAATTTCTTTAGAATTGGATCGTCAAAATATGTAATTTCAAGCATATTCAAAGCCTTTTCAGCAAATTCTGGTTCAACCAGTATTTGCCAAAAAAGATTTTGCTGAAAATCATGACCTAAATACGAAGTTAACGTATTTTCGTTATTTTCAGACATTTTATTTAGTTAAAATGTATTTCCGATAAAATTCTTCTTCTTGCTTGTGGTGATAAGTCTCTTATTTGTGAAATGTTAAAACCTCTTCTATTGATTAAGTCATAGTCATCCCAAATGTTAGTAACATCCTTTTCTCTAACACTATATTCAATCATATTAACGACAGTATTAATTTCTTCAATAATATCCATCGACCATCTAGAGATAGGATTAAAATCATCTACAAAAAATTCTCTCTCAACGATTGGATTATCATTAATATATAAACCCATCTTACATCCCACACCCTTAATTGTTTTCTTATCAACATGATGAGTTATCGATCTAGGCTTATATCTCATATCTTTCCTAAACTCTTTAGGGAACAAATCTATAAGGTCTGATTGATATTTATAACAATCAATAACGCCTAGTGGTTTTGTATTATATACTGTTTTAGATAAAACATCTTGTAATCTGTATATAATTTCAGGCAATATGCCTCTAACATCTATAAAACTTCTCGTCAAAGGACTATAAGAATCTGCGTTAAAAACTTTTTCAGCTAAAACAACATCACCTTGTCTTAATACGAACTTAAACTCATTTCTGTAATTACTTTCTTCCATTGTATTTTATATTATGTTAATTATAAACAAAAATAATTTATTTTTTTATCAATTCCTATTGTTTTGCTTATATGTTTTTAATAAATCCTTCTCATGCATTATAACACTATAAAAAGGTTCAACATATTGTACGAAACTAGCGCCATAAACTGATAGAAAATCATCTTCATTCATCATTCTTAATAACTCCCTACTACCTCTATCTGTGGGGTCTAAGGGTAATTCTAATGCAACTAATGCATCAATTGCTTCTTGATTCAATAAAGGCTCACTTAAATTAACTAATTTATAATTTAATCTCAATCTTTTAACACCATTTACTAAATTAGTTAATGACTTTAATGGTTTTTTCTTCTCTTCTAACCTAGCTTTATTGATTTCGTCTGCCCTTTTACACACCTCACGAACCATCATTTTCTTATATTTTAACTCTGGTATGTGCTTTAATAGTGTTTTTTCCTTTAACCCTTCAATACCTTCAACATTATCAGAGGTATCACCTTCAATTATTTTCATGGTTAACGCATTAGCGAAGAAATGATCAAAATACATCATATAATTCGCTTTCGTTACTGGTTGAGGTAAATTGGGGAAGATAATAGTTATGTTTAAATATAATAATTGTGCAAAATCCCTATCATTTGAATATAGAAATATTTCCTCTATATCACAATGATCAATACTATATTGTGCGATTATATCATCTCCCTCAATCTTTTCAACCTCTATTTGTCTGAAGAATAGTTCTTCAGCATATTCTTTAATTCTAATTCTTTGCCTTAAAATAGATTCTTCTTTCTTCTCTTCTTGATCAATTTCTGCTTGGGTTAGTTGAATTTTCTTATGCCATTCCTTAGTCTTTCTATTAGCTTTATAAGCCATATCAATCCTATAACGGAATATACCTCCATTCTCACCATCCCATACTAAGACAACCTTATTAATCTTATGTTCCTTTATCATCTTCCTAACAACAGTCATGAATTGATATAAACCGCCAATCTGACCATCAAAGGCTACGGTGCTAACATTTTTAGCACCGCAAATTGAACGCCTTAATAAGTAAGAAGAATCTACTAAAAGTGTTCTCGTTTTCATTTATTAATCCTCCTTGAGTTCATCCGAATCTGAAGAATCTACTGTTTGAATAAGACTAGGTATTGTAATCGGATTACCTTCAGCATCCATATCTCTGGATTTGATCGTTATTCCATCAGCAGTTAAATTATCGTCATCAAACATTCTACGGAAAGTTAAAATATTTTCTTTCTTATACTCTTCAAGTCTATCTGGATATACAAACCCTGTCGATGTCGATACGATCTTACCTTCCATTGATATACCACCTAATTCACCGTCAATATGATTCTTAGCAACATTAACCTTATTCTCAAAACCATAGTTAAGTTCACGTTTCTTGCTTGTTGCTGTAATTCTTTTAGTTCCGTGAGTCATAATACCACCAAAATGATAAATCAATCTTGCTCCGAAGAACCATGTTTCACCACCCTTATGTTTAATAACCTTATTCATTGAATCATACCATATCTTCTGTACGGCAATTACCGTATTCGTATATGGATTATCGACTCTCCTACTTGAAGGTATTGTGCTATTAAGTAATGACATAAACGCCTTTTCGTATGCACCAGCATTCCACATATTATTATCTGTGGTATTTTTTTCTAGTGCATTAATGGTTTTAATACAATTTAATGTACCTATCGAATCAATGATGAAACACATATCCATTGGTATATTACCTGCATCTTGTTGATCTAAATGATAATACATACATTTCGCCAAATCCTCAATAGAAGCTTCTTTCCTTTCCTTATCTTGGAGTTTTCCATAACGTTCAAGCAAATCAGTATTATGTATTAAAATATAATTACCACCCCAATCAAATCCCATTTCAGTTAATCTTAAATTACCTTCATCGATATTATTTTCAGTATCGATGATAATTGGTAATAGACCCATTTTCTGAGCATTAACGATGGCTTTCATAATCGCAGTTGATTTACCTGTATTACTATAACCACGACATAGGTTTACGTATCCTTTAGCAAATCCGGGTAATCCAGTTGCTTCTTGTAATGCATCATCACAAGGTATCCATTGCAAAGGTTTTGAAGCAACTGCTTCAGTACCAGTTTTCTTTTTAAAATCGTTTAACGAAAATTTCTTTTTCGGTGTTGGTGCTGGTTTACGTGCTTTATCATTATTAGGCACATTACTATCTGTTTTTTTTACCATATTATATATTATTAGTTTCTCTTAAATATTCGGGAATATAACCCATTTACTATTTTTTGCCTTTCTAATCATTTCATTCAATTCCCTTACTATAACCTCATCTAATTCCTTTTCAGTAATATTAGGATTATAATACGTATCTATGTTTGTAATATCACGAACATATGTTAATCGTGTATTAAGATACTCACTATATGAGCGTCCCTTTCTATGGAAAATCCAATAAATAAAAGTGCCTATTCTATTAAAAAAACCTTTATTCATCTCCCTTATCATTGGAAGCGATCTAACTCTTGGCTCTACAATGAGTTCTTCCAACTCAATATTACATTCTTTCTCTTCCATAATTTTATAAATATAGTGAAAATAAATTATATTTCATAGTTAAATAAAAAAAATGCCCATCTTATTCGGATGGGCATTTCATTATCCGTTCTAATTTTAGAAAGGCAAATCATCGAAATCGTCAGATTCCTCTGATTCCTCATTAGTAGTATCAGGAATGTTTGCAGCAGGAGGTTCATTTGCTGGCTCTGGTTTGACTTCCGTCTTAACAGGTGGAGCAACAGGAATTTCCTTACTCATATCACTAGCATCATCAGTATATGTACCAACAAGCTTAGATGTCATCTTACCTACACTAAGATCAGAGGCTTGTTCAAAATTCTCTTGTCGATCTTCAAGATCACGACTACGATTATTTGCAGCTTCCTCTAATTCTGGGTGATTCGGAAATACCCATTTTTTATTATCGGAATCAGTATCGTCCCAAAACGGTGAATTACCTTCAACCAATAAGTCTAAATACCTTAATGGTGTGATTAGAGGTGCTTGTTTAGGTTTGAATACATCTCTCCATGTCATCTCATCAGCAACCCATTGGTTTGCGATTAACGAATCTTGATGTAAGGGTGATTTACCTTTATAAGTGATAGCTGAAATAGTCTTATAAACTCTACCATTAAACTCACTATCAGTCATGGTAATACTCAAATCAGTACCAACATAAGGGTCAGAAAAGTCTGCACTTTGGTTTGTCATATAATCTTCTAGAATTGGAAGTAGCTTGTCTAAAGTACCTTGATTCTTAAAATTATGTTTAAATCTCCAAAACTTAACTCCATCTTTCTCTAATCCCTTATCAATACCTTTAACAATATAAAATTTCTTAGCTGCCCATTTAATGGCTTCTTTGTAAATTTTATCATTCTTATCATTAATCTTTAATTCAGAAGCAGTCATATTATCTTTTTTCTTGCCTCGAAGAGATTGATCTTGCTTTTTCAATTCCGCTTTGTATTTCTCACATAAAGGACACGGAGCAGGTATCATTACAGGATTACTTCCCTGATCTACCATAGGTTCTCCATTACCATCCATTCTCTGGACTTTAGGGTCGTTATGCGCAGGGCAATAAACTATTGATCCATACTTTTGCTTACGTTTTTTTTTTCCGTTCTCCTCTGTTATAAATCCGGGCATGTTAGTTGCTACTGCCTGAAAAAATGCTTCTTCAATGTGCTTACGACCTTTCTTTGGTGGAAGGATTCTGAATGTTTCTTTGGCTTGACGAGGAACGAAATATTTCGCTAAGATTTCTTCTTTAGTCTTCCTCGTGTTAGTTTGTGTTTGCTTTTTCTGATAATCAGAAAACATGCTTTTTAAATCTTGTAAATCGCCAGTTGCGTTTACGTTTTTTTCTTCACTCATTTCAATTTATATTTACAGTTAAAAATTATTTCAATTATTAATTTCAGTACAAATGTAGTTTACATTTCTAATAAATACAAGCGTTTTGAAAAAATAAAGCTCAAAATTGATTTATTTTGAGCTTTATTTAAATAATATTGATCTTTATCCTAAAAGACACATTCTTTTAATCTAATAGCAGCAATTGAAGCATAATCAATACTTGTAACAGCTCCTGCACATACATCAACTATCACAGTACCATCAACATTAGGACAGAAATCTGTATAGGATGCAAGATTAGTTACATTACTATTACCATCTAATGGTTGTGTTGAAACATATGGAGCACCAGCACAAATACCGCAAACAGTATAAATATTATTTTGAGTAACATAACCCTTACTACCTATTATATCCATATCGTAACATTTTGAAACATCTAAATTATTAAATGTTAATTGACCAACACTAGTAGTTGAAAAATTATCTCTATTCGCTGAAGCTAAGAAAACACCATCACTATTTGAACCCTGAGTCCCAGCACATCCGAACGGTGCGGTTACACATATATTATATGTATATCCAGTACCGCCAACATTATCACAGAAAGTATTGGATGTAAGCCCTGTCGGTACTTCAACTCCTGTCGAATAATAAATATTATTATATGATGGTGTTGTATATCCACCTAAATCAGCACCAATATCAAGGTAAAAGGTATTATATGATGAAAATTCAATACTGTCAGATAATACTGGACTAATAGTCTCATCTACATTTTTTACTTTTAAGTAAATTGTTTTTATTCCCTCACCCGATGATAAGGTGAATGTCATTGCAGATTGGGATGTAGCGGCACTCCAAGTTTCACCAGCAAATGAAGAACTTTCAGATACCATATAATAAGTAATTACGTCATTTGCAGTATAATATAACGTTACATTAGTACTTGTGGTTAATTTTGTAGTTGCACTTGAATTTATATAAAAATCAAGTAATCTCATCTCTGTAATACTCGATTTTCTAAATGCTGAGTAAGCGCCTTGCCATTTACCGAAATCATTCCAATTGTAGAAACCTCTCATATCAAAATCACTACCAATTACCATTCCTTTATCAACTAATGATGATCTCGATGAAATTCTATAATCCCTTTCAACTAAATCAGCTAGAGCATATTGTTGAGCAATACCATCAGTAATAAAAACATTAGAATCAGTGCCTTGATCGTTTAAAACATTATTAGCCCATGATAGCATTGCAGAACCGCCCATACCACTAAAGTAGTTAGTCTTTTGAAGTATACTATTAACATTATACACTAACGCACCTTCCTTACCTAAACCTCTACTAAATTTTACAAGATTATTATTAACATGAACATTGAAATGTTGTATAACATTTTGGGCTTGTACAAATGATCCGCTAGTACTAATTGTCGTATTATTATATATAAGATGTGGAGCATAATCTGGTGGGTTTACAGTAACACCAGTAATTACCTCAGAAGATAATATTAACATTGCTGGTTGTCCAACACCTAACTCTGTAATTAAATTATTATATACACTAATGCCAGAAATTGTTCCAAACTGTATTCCCAAACCACCAGAATCAATCATAATATTATTATAAATCTCACCATCTAATGTAGTTGACATGAATGTTGCCTGATCCTGTACTGGAAATGTTGCCCCACTTAAAAATTCATTATAACATACCTCACAAAAACCATTAGTATTATTTAACTGGAATGAATCCCATCCATTTCTATGGAATTTATTTCTATAGATTTTTGCATCTACAAATTCATGAGGAAAATAATAAGTTGGAGTAGGACCATATAAATATGTAATTTTAGGAGTATTACTAAAATAACCTATGTAATTACCTTCAGAACTCGTATCTCTAAACTTACAATGATGTTCAATCCAATTATAAAATTGTGTCATGTTTCCTCTCCACGTAGATGGATCATCTGCATGTGGGTCTGTTTTATTAGACATACCAGCAAATGTCGCAAATGAACATTCAACACCAAATATTTGAACATCGGTAGATTTACCACCCATCTGAAAGTTTACTTGACAAGTATCGGCAGTTGATGATTTTGTCAGATGTAAGCCATATTCTAAATTATTATAACCCATACCATCAAAAATAACGTGATGGAAATCCTCAAAATAGGTGGTATACCATGAATCTCCTTGAATTTCTAATGGCGTAGTACCGCTAACCGTAATAATAATGGGTTGTTCACTAGTACCTGAAAGATGTTGAATCCTTAATCTAGTTGATACATCATCAGTATAACCAGTGCTTCTTGTTAGAACTAATGTTGTACCGGGAGCTATTCCTGCTGAAAAATCAAATACTTGCCAACCATTATTTAATACAAGCGCAGTAGCAGCAGATAACGGTGGTAATGGGTGTGAAACACTTATTAATTTCTTTTCAATCCTACCTATACTATTTCCTGAAGTAGTTACGTATAATTCCACATCAAAAATGCCTGTAGTATTGAATGTATGTGATACTGATTGAGCACTATAACTCACATATGGCGTTGTTTCATTCTGTCTATATATATTAAATAGAAAGGTAGGTGTAGCACCTACAACAGTATTTAATGTTTCCGCAGAAAAATTAACAGTATCACCGCTTCTTATAACTTCTTTATCCACAACAATATCAGCATAAACATTTTCTAATACATATGTCGGATATATTCCCTTGCTAACAGTATCAGAACTTACAGCATTTGATGTTGTTAATGATTCTGGAGCATCTCTAATTACTGCTATTGTAACACTAGCACCAGAAGTTGATGCTGTTGTTGTAACACCTGATGTACCATCACTTACCGTCCATAAATCAGTATCTGATTCAATTGACGTATTTGTAAAAGTAACCACATCTCCAAGAAATGGAAAATAATCACTTGAAATAAAACTAGCAATTGTTTTTCTTTGTTTAATTAAAATTTTATCATCGAATATCATCTTTTATATTTTTTAAATTTCTGTTATTTCAATATCATATAATGCGTTAGAATCCCACCTACCGTCTGGTAGTAAATTTGATTCTAAACTAAATAAACCGCTTCTCCCTAAAATAGTAGTAAAAACACTAGTCTCATCAGCCTTTCTCATGATCATCTTATAAAATTGATCTCTATCGGGATTAGTGCTATCAATATATAATTCCTCGGTTGAATTAGTAATTAGTTGAGTATCTTGTGTTGACGTTCCTCCAGTTGAAAGATCGGTTATTTGAAACGTAATGCCTGTAGGTGACTCATCTATTGCAGTATAGTCGTACCCATAAGCTCCAACATAATCTGTCGAACCCGTTGAATATGTAAAATCATATGTATTATGTGTAGTTCCTGTTAATCCAGTATATGATAAACATGTAGTAGAACCTAAAAGATTTAATGAATAATCTCTTACTCCTAGATTAGTAAATATATACGAATATAGATCAATAACCTTTGAATGTAAATCCCATCCATTTGATTGCATTTCACTTAATGTATCTATAAATCTAGCACTAACAGGACTTTCCGTATCATCAGCAATTCCCAAAAAGTCAGTATTTATTAAATCATTATCAAGAGTAACATCCATATAAATATTATTATCAGAATTATATTCACCTACCCAATCACAATCCCAAATAAACCCACCTGTACTATTACCTGCATATGCACCGTAGTTTAATCTTATTATATTATTATAAAAATTAATAGTTTGATTTTGATTCAAATAACCAAAGAATAGTGTTTCGTATTGTTTTCCATCACCTTGTGCTTCAATAGTATTTGAAAGAACATTAAGTTCTCCAATATCAGTAGTCATATCCAGAATAGTCCCCTTATTATAACTATATTCAGGACTATTAAAATTATTGTAAAAAACATTAGATATTAAATTTAAATAAATAGTTGGTATTGACGCTGCTATTACGATTGCTAAACTCCCAAAATTAAAGATTTTATTTCTTCGAATATCTATTCTTTGAGCATCTAATATCATACAGCCTTCCCAACCATTACTACCATCAAAAGTATTGTCTTTAATTGTTAAAAGATTACAAGAAAGGGCATAAAGATGAGAAGGTTTACCAATTAGCATTGTATAAATACCTGAGAAGCTATTATTAATAATAGTTGCGTTATCAATTCCATTCACATCAACAATACGTGTAGCGATATTAGTAAATGTACAGTTACTTACGGTATAGTTAGTACAGAATGCCGCTTTTACCCCATAAATACCATAACGAGGGTCGCCTCCTGTGGTATAGTTAAGCCCATCAATTGTACAATTATCAATGATAATATTATCTGACACATTTACTGTACTACCTACCACAACAATAGCACCTAACTCTTCAGGCATACTTCTTTGTGCCTTAGAACCTGCCTTAATGTAATTACAATTCTTTACATGTATATTATCTGAATTTTGTATATAAAAACCTCCTAAATCATCACAGTCTAAAGTATATAATCCCTGTCCGTCAACGGTTAGTACATATTCAGTACCCTTATTAAAGTCTTTAACTCTATATGTGAAATACTCCACAGTATTTGATTCCACTAATGTCGCATTAACATAAACCCTCACATCTTGAGTAAGTCCTGAAGGATAATCATGATCAACAGCTTCTAGAGCATCCCTAACAGTGCCATATTTTGTCACAACATCACTTCTAAAAACACCTTGAGTAAACGTTACTGTATCTGACTGAACATCACTCTCACCAAAGACATTCTTTAATTTAAGATATACTGTTTTTGTAATATCAGAAATGAATGGGAAATTATAATTAATTGTTCCACCGTCATATGCTTCCCACGTAGCGCCTATAAAATCTATACTATTAGATAACATATATTCTGTCGGCACGTTATCATAATCTAATACTATTGGTACATCAGGCATTGCTGAATCAGCACCTCCATTAATTATTATTGAGTTCAGTACTGGTGGTGCTGATATTGCATATGCAGTATCTAATAAATATGAAGTACCTTCAACTAACGTAAATTCAGGTATAATACCAGTGGTTGGATTATAAGTAGGAAAAATATCAGCATTATTTAATGTTAAACCAGTTGGAGAATAACCCGCACTAGGCGTTATTTTAATAGTATAATTACCTCCATCTAATGTTGTATAAACAATACTATCAGTAGAAGTAATGTCAGATACAGTATTACCTGATGCATCTAGAAATCTATATACATTACCTGCAAAATTATTTCCATCGTAGGTTGAATTCATACCAAATAATATACTTCCAGACCCCATTAATGTATCTAGTGCTTGTTTTACTGAATATTGATTATATGTTACAAAATCCGATCTTAATTGACCGCTAAAAGATAAACTTTCTAATAATGATACAACATCACTAGCACCCATTGCAACTTTAAAGTGGGCATCTGTATTACCGCCCTTAAATGTATATCTTTGATATGTAAAGCCTGTTTGACCATTTATGAAATCAGGTATAGGAAAACTACCCGAAGGTTGTAACATTATAACCTCTTCGCCTTGTTTTCTAACGCCCATAACTATATCAGCTAAATATTCTTCTTTTGTCTTAACTATAACAGACGCACCACTCTGATAATAATTTGATTTATAATTATCTAATGTTGCAAGACTTGATAAAAATAGTTGATCATTTAATTCTATTGCCATTTTTTTATGTTTTTATGATGTTATATATAATTTAAATATGATTGGAGAAGTCGTTGTATCCATAATATCTGTTTTTAATAATATAGTATTTGTTATTCCTCCTTGGTCGTATGTTCCAACAGAACTAAATAAACTGGTTATGTTTGAATTTATTCCATTTGTAATTGTTAAACTACTCACTTTCGCACTAGGTACTGTTATATAAAACCAGTTCTGATTATAATTATCTAGTGTGATTAAACTACCTGCATCAAATTCAATTAAACTATCCTCTGCATATGTTAATGGAGTATATCCAGTAGTTGGAGTTGTACTTGCAGCATCGCTAGTGTATCGATGACCTATAAAATAACTAGGTGCTGCGGTTGTCGTTGTTGTCGTAGCTAACGTTGTTGTTGTTGTCGTAGCTAATGTTGTTGTAGTCGTTGTAGATGCCGTAAGATGATAACTAAATAAGATATCAAGTGCTTCTTCTACTGAATACTCATTATATGTTATGTTATCTGACCTTAATTGACCACTAAACGGTAAGGTTTGCATTAACGATATAATGTCGTCACCATCTATTGCAAGTTTAAAATGAACATCACTATTACCACCTCTAAAAGTATATATCTCGTGAGTAAATCCTGTTTGACCATTTATGAAATCAGGTATAGGAAAACTACCCGAAGGTTGTAAGATTATAACCTCCTCACCCTGTTTTCTAATACTTAAACTAATATCAGCTAAATATTCTTCTTTCGTCCTAACTATAACAGTTGCACCACTCTGATAAAAATTCGATTTGTAATTATCTAACGCACCTAAACTTTTTACAAGCAATTGATCATTTAATCTTATTGTTCCCATATCTTTATTTCATTACCTAATTTAATCTTAAACTGCATCAATTATTGATATAGTATTGGAGTATCTAAGACCTATACTATTTCTCGCAAATGCTCTAATAAAATACGTACCTCCTAAATCAGTTACCGTATCAGTAAATACTCCCTTATATGCACCAACCTTATAAATCACACTAGCATTCTCAATAGTAGGAGTTGAATTTGTTGAAACTGCGAATCCTCTTTGATAAACATGAGAACCTTCTTCACTAGTAACCTCACATGTAACATCAACAGTACTTCCACCATCAACAAATGTTAATGTTGCCAAAACTGGAAGTCCTCTGGCTGTATCACATATAGGATAATCCCATTCCCTACCAAAACCAGTATGTAAACGAGGTAGACTATATAAATTCCATTCTAATCCATCCTCAGTACCCTCCCTATTTACTGTCAAATTAGTGCCAAACTCGTTCACAGCAAAACCTTCTGCTTGTCCCAGTAAGGAATTACCGGGAATGGCGGTTTGTGATATTGAACGTAAATATGTTGCTGATTTATTTGAATAATCATATTCATGGTATGAATTAGTATTTCCACCTCCATCTACATAACTAATAACATATAATCTATTAGTGTATGAACAATATGCGAAACCACTAGATTTACCTTCCTGATAGTTATATTCGGTAGGGAGGTTATTCGGTATGTAATCCATAAACGAAGGTATCAACTGATGTTTAGCGTGACTTCCCCGTATTCTTGTATTGAATTTAGTAGTTCCTGAAAATATGTCATCTAATTCTAAAAAGCTAGATAAGTCTTGTTGTTCACTTTGAAATATTATGCCTCGTAATATTGGATCATATAGGAACGCCTCATCTTTATTACTGGATGCGTCAGCTAATACAATCCTATACTTACTGTCATTATCTGGATTAATGACAGTAGTGCCTCCACTAAGTGTTGCATCTAACTTTACTATCCATATCAAATGTCTAGTACTTTCATGCATAATCACAAAATAACCATTTCCTAAATATTGTATTTCTTCGTGATCACTCCAAGAAGTTGTAGGTTCAACTGGTGATACTGCACCTATGTCATGCTCTATAGAATATTTATGTATTAACGATGGTGATGGTTGATTAACGTCATAAACCCCAATACGACCAGTATTAGCGGGAACATTCGGAGTACCGCATCTATCACCCATACTATAGTAATAACCGTTATCCCAATTATAACATGCACCTGAACCATATGTATAGCCATCGTCAACACCTCGTTCATTCTTCACATAGGTTATATTATCGAACGTTTTGGTTGACCTCCAAGCAGCTTTAGTAGTGTTGGTAGCATCCTCAGAATAATAACCAGCATCTTCATTGATATATATTTTCACATAATAAGTAGTGTCGTCAACCAACCCTGTAATAGTATCATTATAAGTACCGTTGCCAGTACCTAACAATATATCAGTACTACTAGAAAAATCTGAATTTACTGAATATCTAATATATGCATTTGAAGCAATATCAATACCAGCAACAATAGTATCTACTTCAATACCACCAGTAACACTCGTTGTTATAATTGATGCACTTGGTGGTGGGGGTGCTGGTTGGGTTATAACATACCATGAATCAGTATTAACTTCAGGATGACCTAATATTGGTGATGGTGTTAGTGCTATAAAATCACTACCTGTAACACCCGCAGTATCTTCAGAAGTCCACCAGAACGTAGTTCCTGAAGCGTTCGCTGTTAAACTTCCTTCATCATTAGTGCTTGCATTAATAGTTCCCACTATTTGATCTAAAAAGGTTAAGTCATTATCTGCTTCAATATGAAACTCATTTAATGTTTTCGTATCGCCATCTACTGAATATGCGTGAACATACATTCTCCTTAAATAAGTATTTACATACATTTCATTTATTGAGCTTATAGGTAGTGTACCATTCCAAGTACCTACTATCTGACTAGTAATATCAACAGCAACCCCTAATTCAACAACACCAATACTTTGTTCTGAAACTGGAATTCTATATACTTTATTAGTGGAAGTCCCACCATAAGCAACATAAAAATAACCAATACCACCACTAGGTTTATTTCCAAAATCAAAACATATTGATGCTACTGCTCTAGATGAATATGTTATAACGTCTTGATTTAAAACAAAATCATCTGAAGTTAGTTCTGTTTTATTTGGATTTAAATATATTATTATAATATTTGAAGTATCTTCATTAATAATAGCAACCAATCCATTACCCATATAAGTCATTGAACCCAAATTCCCTACATCGCTAAGAGCACTATCAATACTCCAACTTCTAACTGAATTAAATGTTGTTTGATTAAGCTCTCGTATCCAATTTATCCCACCTGAACCTTGTCTTAAATATAATAACCTATCACTATCATGATCATATGTTAAACCACGAGGATTAGTGTAGTCAGCCTCTCTAATACCTTTATCTGTTGAAAATCCAATGTATGGTAAGAAACTATTACTAGCATTATAATTATATCCAGTAGAGGATATTGTGGTCGTAGTTGTATTAGGTGAAGGAATACTGGTAAAATTATACCATTCTTGATTACTAACCCCTGAATGTGTAAACAATTCAATATGGTCTAATTTACTAAAATATGTTCCCAAAGAACCAGTAATTTGACCCATGAACCAAAATGTTGATCCTAAAGGCGTTGCAGTTATACTTGTTTGAGCCGCAGAACTATAATTAACATTAGTTGATGATGATATAATACTAAGGAACGTTAGAGTGTTGTTCGTATTTATTTGATACTCCATTACCGATCTATTCCCTATCTCAAGACCATGTATGTAAAGTCTTCTTAGATATGTGTTAACATATATGTCTGTAATTGAAATTACATCCATATCAGTTCCAAAATTACTTAAAACTGAACTTGTAATATCTTCCACCGTATTAGATAATGTTAAATCATCATTAACAGCTACACGGAATAATTCACTAGTAGTACTACTACCACCGACACTAATATAAAAATATCCAATTCCACCACTAGGTGTATTCCCAAAATCAAACGCTAATCCTCTAGAAACTCCGCCATATGGAGTATTAAGAACTTCATTTGAAAGAAAATCAGAACTTGTTATTGTAGAACTATTTAACTCAGCAATAACAATATTATACGTACCTTCTTCAATCATACCAACCACACCATCACCCATAAAAACAATTGATGCTGGATTCGTAATATTATTGAGAGTCCAAATAGCTGTTGTATTAAATGAATTACTATCAAGTGCTAATATTCTTGGAGTTGTTGAATTATCTAAAAACAATAATCTATCATTAATATGATCATATGTTAAACCACGAGGATTTTCATAGGATGACTGATATGTACCCTCATCGCTACTAAAACCAATCAAAGGTAAGAATGGAGTGTTAGCTTCATATGTTATCTCATCAGTTTTAAGACCCGTTCCATCAAATTCATACCAAGGATCGGTACACACATCATTATGTGTGAAAACCCCAACATGATCTAATTTGATTATATTAGCATATGTATGCGTAGTATCAACACCCATAAACCAGAATGCTGTTCCTTCTGGAGTTGCAATTATACTACTTTCCCTACTAGTACTGAAATTTACCATGTCATTATCAATAATACTTCCAACATAAGTTAAAGTATTATCGCTATTTATTCGATACTCAATTATTGATCTATTACTAGTCTCTAAACAATGAACATATAATCTTCTTAAATAAGTATTTACATAACACGATGTTAACGATACAATTGTATTACCATCATGAGTAGTTAACACAGATGCTGTTAAATCAACAGAATTACCTAAACTCACAACACCACTACCATTAACTAATAGTTCAATACGATGTAAATTACTTCCACTACCATGACCATGAAGTATATAAAAATATCCAATTCCACCACTAGGTTTATTTCCAAAATCAAAAGATAATGATCTTGTTATAGTAGCAGTACTACTTATCGAAGTATTTGCGTTTAATATAAAGTCACTAGCATCATAAGTTGATGAAGTACCTGAAATATTAACTATTATAATGTTTGCTGGAGTTTCTCCATCTAAAATAGCTAACATATCATTGCCCATATATTCTATTGACTTAGCAGAAGCTATATCAGTAATGGTAAAGGAACGTTCTGAAGAAAATGATGTTTCATTTAGAACAACTATTTCAGTTGGAGTAGTATCTTTCAGCAATAATATTTTACTATTATCATGATCGTATGTTATTGCTCGTGCGTCAGCATTTGTTGTCTGAGTTCCTGAATCGCTTGAAAAACCAATAGAAAATGCGAACGAATAATTAGTATCATATCCATCCAGAACAGTAGTACGATCATAATAATTTTCTGTTTTCACACCTGCAATAGTCCATACACCGTTATTATCATAACGCCACTTCTCTAATCTAAATGTAGATTCTGATCCATTAAATTTATGAAGATTAAGCCATGACTGATTATCACCATAATATTGAAAATAAACAGCATTAATATTAGGAACATATTGATTATCTTGATAAGTATATGCCCCGCTAAGACCTCCTCCAATATAATACGTATTGCTTTGTACTCCTAATGCATATCGACTAAATGCCATATGTTCCCAATCCTTATATATTGGATCGATAGTACCATACCCATTCCAAGGCTGGAATATGTAATTCCAATGCACATGTCCTGATAAGGATGCGCATACTTTCATCGTATGCAGTAATGAAACCATTTCATCTCTACCAGCAGTATACATATCAAGCGAATCTCCTTCATGTCCAAGTACAAGATCAGGTTCTTCTGTTGTTACGGCAAAATCTTCAAGATAATTACCGAAAGGAAAATAAGGTTCATGACCCACTAAAACAATTTGTCTTCCTTCTGAAGAAGAACCCGCCATTTCACGAACAAACTCAATCATGTGAGGCACTATCTGACCACTAGTGTTATTACCTGCTAATGGAGTATCGAGTAATCCGCTTCCCGCATACGCATTTAATACGATAATCCTTACTGTATCAAAATCTACGGCATATGTAGTTTTACTAACTTCACTACTGCCATTATAATACCAACTAGCACTTGTCCCCGTTACAGGTACAGTTCTATGATATAATGGCGTGAAATTATTAAAATAACCACTAATGTTTGCACTAACAAAAGATTGTGAAGTTTCGAAGAAAAAGTTTGATTCTGTTGTACGATGTAATTCAATCGATAAATAATTCCAACCAGTAACTAAATTATCGGCACTTATTATAGCAAGATTATTATTATATGACGTAGAGATTGCTTCAGTACTGCTTATAACAGTTGTAGGTAAATTTACCTTTAGCTTTTCTATACCGTTAATATTTAAAATAAATCCACCTAACATGTTATAGTCGAATCTAATATCACTAACTAAAGATGCATCATAAACCCAAAATTTCTTTCTTAAATATGTCGTTATGGGACAATTACCTGCACCATCTTCAACACTTAAATTATGTCTAGAACCATTAACATTCCACGATAAGCTAGTAGGTATATATCTCCAAGCACTATCATCATAATTATTATCGATCCAAACACCAGATGGTTCAGACGGTGATAATAACCATGCGTTTCTATCAGTAAATGATATTATATTACCACCAGTCGTTCTATTGTTTATCCAATCAGTCACATCTAATTCATCTCTCATATTTTGTAAAACAGCACCAATAGTAACATCCTGTTCATAAGTCCCACTAGGACTAGGTGAATCAAACATATCATGATTACCGGGAGCTGCTAATAAACGAGCACCTTCAACACCAGCACTACTACCACCTAAAATATTTACCATATCATTAAGTACGTCTATATAAAAACCCTCACCATCAGCAAAATCACCAGCACCTAAAATATGGCTAATCGTTTGATCTCTATGTAATTCGCCTATACCAGCTAAAGTACGTTCTGGAGATACATGTACATCATTAATTTGAACGAAATTATATGAATCAGTACCTAACGGTGCTTGTGTGGTTGTTGGTGTAGGTGATGTTGTCTGATTTAATGCCAGATTAAGAGCTTCTTCTATCGTATATTCAACATCATTATATGTTATACTATCCTTTATAAAATGAGCATCACTATTACCACCCTTAAATCGGTACTTCTGATATGTAAATCCGCTAGGATTACCAAAAAACTCGCTTAGAGGATATGTGCCTGAAGGTGTTAAAAATATAATTTCTTCACCCGGTCTTCTATAAGTTAATGAAATCCTAATTAAATATTCTTCTTCTGTCTCGATTTTAATACTAGCTCCTTCTTTTCTATAATTACATTTATATGAATCTAAACTGCTCGGTGAAAGCAAAAAAATCTCATCTGATATGTTAGTTCTTCCCATCTCTATATTTTATATTATACTTAGTTAATGTTATTGTAATGTGCTTGACTAATATTCTTTATGATATTGTTAACCAATATAAAAATGATGTATTACTTATTATCTGATCAGTCTTTCTTAATATACTATTTTCTACCCCACTAACATCATATGTTCCAACAACAGCAAATAAACTAGTTATATCAAAATTAGCTTCATTTTTAATTAATATACTACTTACTTTTGAACTAGGTATTGATATGAAAAACCAATTATAATCATAAGTCGTTGGTGTTAAATAAATATCAGTATTGATTTCAATAAGCGTATCTTCTACATACGTTAATGTTGTATAACCTGAAGTAGGTGTATCACCACTATAAACCTGATGACCTAAATAATTAGTAGGTGCTTGAGTAGTCGGTGTTGGTACAACACTACTTGCTGCTGCCGTTGATACTATTCGAGTAACATTATTACTTTCTCTTTGTGATTCGGTCAAATCATTTTCACGAAATTTAACTTGTGGTGATCTAAATGTGAATTTTTTCATTTTATTTTAAACTTTATTTATTTCTGTAATATTATTATTATAAATACTAACTTATTAACGTAATTCTCTATGATTCAATAAAAATATTGAACAGATATGACGAACTACTTGATATTTGATCCGTTTTTCTTAATATACTATTTGATATTCCTCCAGCATCATATGTTCCAACCACAGGAAATTCATCAGTAATGTTATTATTAAATTCATTTCTAATTACAATAGCACCTACTTTTGAACTAGGTATTGATATGAAAAACCAATTATAATCATAAGTCGTTGGTGTTAAATAAATATCAGTATTGATTTCAATAAGCGTATCTTCTACATACGTTAATGTTGTATAACC